TGCACTGTATGCTGCACTGTATGCTGCACTGTATGCACTGGTTGCTGCACTGTATGCTGCACTGTATGCACTGGTTGCTGCACTGTATGCTGCACTGTATGCACTGTATGCTGCACTGTATGCACTGGTTGCTGCACTGTATGCTGCACTGGTTGCTGCACTGTATGCACTGGTTGCTGCACTGTATGCTGCAACCCTATTTTTCTCAGTAGGATTTTTAACCCACGCTTTTGCAGCTTCAATTGCTAATCTAGGCGCTTTATTATTAGGATATACTTTTTCATAGTTTTCTAAAACTAATTCGGCACAATAGATTGATAGCAAAACACTATCTCTCTTTTCCCATTTGTATACCTTAACTAACTTCATATCACTATAAGCTTCTTTAGTGTCACTAGACGTGTATTCACCCTTTACCGCCACTCTAGCGATATATTCACCTTGCACAAAACTAAATGCTTGTCTAATCTGTTTAGAACAATGTAAACCATTGTTACACAGTACTAATTTCTTGCTTACATGTTCCCATTTATTTATTGACCACTCTTTTTGTCCTATAGATGATGATATTTTATTGTTTTTGTCTACTAAAAATTTCCATCTATAGACTTGTCTAGTTCTTTTCATGCTATTGACTCCTCTTTGTAGTATTACATTCATACCAGTATGATGTGTTACTACTATTACTTATTAATTCGCACCTATGGCTTAAATAATAGCTAATTGAAAGTATTGAAACAGCAAATGCTATTATTAATGACGATATTAATGCTATTGTAAAGATTAAAGAATACTCAACTATTTGAATCATCTTATATCTACCTTTACAAATTTCGCATATCCTAACTGTTTAATAGGTATATGTATTACTTTTCTTCTATTAAAGTATCGTTCAATTAAGAACCAAACTAAATCTATTAAAAACAAAACAAACAGTATTATCCCTGCTATAAGCATGTTGACCTTCCTAAAGCTGTTAAAAGAGGCGGAATTAACCGCCTCACTTTAATTACTGTACCAGTACCCGATAAATACTAATGCGACTATTACACCGCCTACTATTTCGTACATATCAGGCATCCATTTACTATGCTGTTGTTTATTTTGCATTGTTTCTCCTTTATTTATTTGTGTACTCATTGTTAGACTTAACGGTGTTAATTTATTATCTAGTAATTATTCAATCTTATAGACCGCAAGCTCTTAAAAACATTTCTTTTTTAAACTTAGGATTTGTAGCTTGTAATGCTTGCGCCCATAGCTTGCATGATATTTCATACACGCTAGTAGTTGGCTGACCATCCATGTTACCTTGTATATCGCCAGAGTTGTAGCCTAACATTTCATGTTGACTCTTTAATTCTGCTGCTATTAATTCATAGTCTTTTTTAGTCATGTTACTTGCCTAATCCAAATGTTAATGTTTCAGGTAGTTGTTGTTGTTCAACTGTAACTGTGTAACCAAGTGCTGATATAAGCGCTAATGCTGTATCAGTAAGTGTTTTAGTACCTGCTAACCTTGCAAACATCTTAGCTTTTTCGCACACAGGGTAAATAGTTTCTTGACCGTAGTTGTTCTTTAGCTTTACTGTAATTTCCATTGTAGACTCGATTCTGTCAAGCCTAACAATGAGTACACAATTTGTTAATGATAATTAATGTTAACAAGAACTTTAGTTATTACCATGCAAGAGTTGCGCTTGCTTACTTGTTTTAATTAATTTGCTTTAGTCGTTGACACAACTAACTGTCAATATCTTATCAAAGCTAAGTAGCTATGTCAATACTGTGTAGTGGTAGTAAATACAACGCACCTGTGGATAAAGTAGTAACTAGTATATATATAAGGACAACACAAATACTCTGTTATGTTGTATAATAAATTTCCGGACACAACACCCTAAACAGTATAGCAGCTATATAGTACAACAACTATACTATAGTAATGGTATTGTTGTAGTAGTTGAATAGTATAGTAACTAAACAATATTGTTTTAGTATCTAAATAAAATCGCGGACATGTAGCACACACTATAGTATACATACACACACATGTATGATGTAATGTGTTGTTATATATACATGTAATACTAACAACGTTGTATATATAACTGGCTCATTAGTTTATTGTATAGTAGCCTATTTATAACACTTAGTTGCCAGCCCAGCAAACAGGGGTACTGCACAGCTTCTTCTCCTTACAAATTTAATGGTATATCTTTCACCCCTACTACTGTAACTAACAACAAGGTCTAAGGCTATTAATACACCCCCCATATACCAAAATATTTTATTGACATAGGGCGTATATACACTCTATACTATTCACATGCCTAGAGTAACATTCTATTTAAGGAAAGAAGATACATTTAAATGGAAGTCTATAGAACATAAGACTGCTTTTATACATAACTGTCTGGCCGAAATTATTGTAGATAAAAAAAACATACCAACTACATATGACACATTTAAAGATTCTTCTACACTAGAACCTCCTATTGAGAAAATAAAACAAACAACAAAGGATAGTACTTGGAGATTCTGTACACATGGATTTAGAGTTGGTATGTGTAAGCATGGGTGTACAAAATGAAATGGGTTGAAGCAACAACACATGATATATCAATATTACCTGGGGGGTATATACTCCATCATTCAATTTGTTGGTGCAAGTAGTAATGTCTATACGCTATAAGAACGGTTGTAAAGTATGTAAAGAGAGTAAACAGTACCCTGAACTACGAAAGATGATTTATGCTGCAAAGTTTAATCATGAGCCTGGAGATGTTACTCTAGCTGATATACAGAAAATGTTTATGGAAGGTAGAACTGTAGGAGAAGGATTCAGTTACCAGAGTTTAGTTAATCATGCTACTAAACATATTACACGTAACCCTCCTACTGCACCTACTAGGGCCCATAATATAGATTTAAAAGCAAAGCAAGCCAGAGTAGATTCCTTAGCAGAACAGATAGGTTTAGATGAAGAAGATGTAGCTAAGATAGGAGAGTTAGTACAAGTAGCACCTGTAGGAGATGCAGAAGAAGCATTAGATGCTATTATAGACCAAGGAGTAGCGCGAATAAAGACTGGCGAAATTAAAGTACAAGTTAGTCACATAATACAAGCAGCTAAAGCTAAGTTAGAACATAAGAATAGAAAACAAGACCAACAATTAGAATTAACTAAAATGGTTTATAGATTTGCAGCAGGTAAAGAAACTAAACTAATAGAAGAAGAAAATGTTACCAAAGAACCTACAGGAAGCTCTGATAGAGGGCCGGAACAATCCAGAAGTGTTCATAACGAAGTTACTAGGGATGCCGTTACACAATGGGCAACTCAAGTACCTTCGGACTACACAGAACCTACAGACTAGAATAAATATACTTACTTGTGCTAACAGATATGGTAAAAGTACTCTTATTGCATGTCTTCAGTTATGGTATTTGTTCTACAAAGTAGGGATAAGGAGCGACGATGAGGACGCTTGGCTACGAGCTGACTATAGAACAGCCAACATAGCACCTCATTCTGCGTTAACTGAGCCTGTATTTAGAGCTATAGACGCAATAATGTGTGGTAGATTCCTTATACCTTCTACTAATAAGCTCAATAAGTGTGAAATTAAATGGTTTTACTTAAAAGATAGAACACTTAATACTCCACCTTACAAGCAATACTTTGATAATAACTCTTATATAGAACATAAGTCGCTAGGAGCCGACCAAGGAGACTCATTACAGGGCAAACCTTATGGGATTATTACATATGATGAAGGAGCACGTAGCGACCACCTACAAAATGAGTTAGATGATGCTATATTACCACGATTAATGGACTGGCATGCTCCTTTGCATCTTCTTTCTACTCCATCACAAACATCTCACTCTACATTATACTTCTATAAGATATATCAGGATGGATTAGTAGGTCTTAATTCTACATATACACAAGAAGGGTCTATATTTGAGAATACTTTCTTTAATGAAGAACAAATACAGTCACAAGTAGACCTATATAGAGACAACCCATTAAAAGAACAAGTACTTTATGGTAAGTTTATATGGGGAGGAGATACTTTATTCCCATTAGAAGATATCATTAAAGCACATGATGAAACTCTTAATGACGGAATAAGATATATAGAGAACCATAACTATGTAGTAGGTATAGACACTGCTATGGGTAGTGATGAAATGGTGTATACAATACTAGATGTTACTGCCAAACCGTACAAGTTAGTGAGAATGATGGCTTGTAAAGGTAATTCTAAATCTCCACAGATGCACTTGAATGATTTAATAGACTTAGTAGATAGTTATAGAAAAGACAACAATATACAAATACTATTAGAGACATGGAATGGAGAGTCTGCTAGATTCTACCAAGACCTACCGCCATATATAAAGAACTTTACACGTTGTTACGGAAGCTGGCAACCAGAAAAGATACGGACTGATAATAAGAACCCAGTTCAGAATAAGACCGCTATGATAAAGAAAGCTGACCTTCTGTTAGCAGTAAAGAAAGCATTAGCTAACAATGAACTAAGGATACCACCATTCAATCAAGAGCTTACACAGCAATTATCAATATATAAAGAAGATGATAAGAAGCTACCTACTGACAGAATAATTAGTCTTGCATTAGCGACATGGTTAGCATATGATGTAAAGGTAACAACTCCTACCTTCCAAACAGTAGAATGGTAAAAATATAAATGTACCCAGATATAAATATTCCGTCCGAAAGGGACACTATGAGTTCCTACACGCCGGAACGTTCAATTAGTACATCTGATATAGATTACGAACAGCTTTGTAAAGAGTTTGTTGGCGAAGTCAGAAGTATGCTGGCTACACTTACAGGAGAAATAGCTTACCGTAACAACATGATTATGCAGAATGATGCATATATTTATGATGACTTAATGTCACGACAGCTAGATATACCTATAGGGCATGACTTTACTCCTGTAAACTGGTTACGAAGAACAGTTGAAATACATCGTGCTCAAATGATGGGTGATGGATTCAGTGTTGTATCTTCTTATATAAGCAAGGATGTTGAACAAAGTGATGACCCTGACCAACAGAAACAACTCCAGTTAGATAATAAAAAGAAAAAAGATTATGCAGAGGCTCGTAAACAACTGATAGAAGCTATTAATAGAGACAATATGGCTGACTCATTATGGGCACGAATGTCAGAGAATGCTTCAGCTATAGGAAACTCAGTATTAAAGACTTGGTTTGATGAAAGAACTGGCAAGTTTATGCTATCTATGGTAGAAGCTGTGGAGCACTGTTATGCTATTTGGTCTAAAGACGATTTTAGAAGTTATGATTTATTTGCTTATGTATATCAAGTTAGTAAGCAGCAAGCGGTATCACAATTCGGTGTATCACCTGATGTTGCTACTTCACCGTTAGGAATGCCTCTTGCCGTACTCTCGTCGGCAAATACTATTGAGTATATCTCTACTCAGCCTATGGTTACAGTTATGGAAATTAGAGGCAGAGCACAAGGCTGGGGGACTAATTCAGAAGGAACAATTCAAAGAGTATCTATAGGTAGTGAGAATGATATATCTTCAGTTATAGTAGGAGATAAAGTAAACCAAGTAATTGATGACCCTAAATATCTCCCTAATTATTATATATTTCCTAATAAGCTTGTTCGCAGACGACCTTGGGGACTAAGCGATATATCTCCTGCTGCTGTTAATATTAACCAAACTTATATAGAAACTCTTTCTGATTGGCGTACAGTAGCACAGAAAGTAAACTTTCCTAAGTTTAAAGCTTTTGGTTTCGGGTTTGACACACAACTTCCTAAACCTAAAGCACGTACAGTAGAAATGATTGGTTTAGCTGAAGGCCAAGATATACAACCTATACAGAATCCTTCTATGGAATCTAATGAAATGATAGACTTTGAGCGTCAAATGTCTGAATTAAAAGAAGAGTTTGTACGTGAAGTAGGTATATCTCAGATACTATTTGATAATCCAGAAGCACAGAACCAAGGTTCTAACCAAGTTAATATGACATCAATGATGTCTATTTCTGACTTAGTAGAATCTAAACGCCAGTTATGGTCCCCTATTATTGCCAAAGTTTATGAAGATGCTATGTACACACTAGCTTTATGGGATGATAATATAAAAGAACTAGTAGAAGGTGACGATGGCTGGTATTTAAGAGTGCTATGGCCACCTGCATTACGTAAAGATGACCCTGCTTATCAGACTATGCTTCTTAACCGTCTTAATACTAATACTATATCTCTACAGACATTCTTAGAGAAACAAGGCGAGACTAAAGAAGAACTTGATAGAATAAAAGATGAACTAACCGATAAGACCTATGCTTCTATACATGGTAAGATTATAAGTAGTCTTGCTGAGTTAATGATTATGCCTCCACCACAACAGGCTCCTCCAAAAGTATCTGTAAACTTACGTGGTGATATATCTCCAAACCAAGAAGCTAACTTAGCCGCTATGCATGGATTCAATAATGGACCTATATATGGCCCTACAGAAGGCCCACAAGGGCAGTCTGGCATACGTTCTATAGATAACTTTGTTAACCAAGGAATGATTAGTGGCCCTGCTGGAGCTGGTGGTGGAAGCCAAGGTGGACAAGCTATACAGTATGACCAGAACGGCCAACCGTTACCTGGATATAATCCTAATGTACCTGAAGTACAGCCACAGCAACAAAGTATGATGACTCCTCCTGAGAATAATCAACCTGGTATGCAACCTATGTCACAACCTGGTAGTGGACAACCAACAGCTACTACTCCACAAGGAAGATTAAATAAAGAAGCCCAAAGACGAGGTAAGTAATGCCAAGTCTTAGTGCAAGCTTTAACATAGGCTCAAAATCAGCAAGTTCTTTAATCAAGAGTGCTGTTACTATTTCTGACCAAGTAAATGCCTATAATGACGAAGTACAGTCTCTACAGTGGGATGCTAGTGCTAAAACTGAAGCTGACTATAGGGCTTATGTAAACTACTTAAATAAGCGCTCTAGCAATCTTAGAGGTACTAATAGTATTACTAATAACACTAAAGCTGTAGAAATACAGAAGACTATTATTGGTGCTCAAAAAACCTTTACTTCTGCACAAGTACAACGTGCTTCTATTTCAGTAGTTATGGGTAATGCTTCATTAACTGATAAATATAGTACAGTCCTACATCTTTATAATGAAGCTGGTAGAGCTGGAGATGCAGGGTTACAACAAAGTCTAGCATTACAGGCAGACCAACTAAGCCAAAGAATACAATACCAAAATGACGCAGCAGCAAGTGCAACTTCTACATTAGCTAAGGCAACAGCGACTAAAGCGGGAGCAGCACAACAAAGCGTAGCAACTCAGTTAGAATATCAATTAAAAGATTTGAATGCAGCATTCCAAACGGCTGGTAATTCTAATATTAATAAACTTACTAGAGATTGGGCTAAAAAAGTTACTCCTCAACTCAAAGCACTTGGGGTTAAAGTACCTAATGGAGCTCAGCCTAACTATGTAGATTTAGTAGCTGGAATAGTCCAAGGGATAGGACAATCACATGAACTAGCAGCAACAGCTTTAGCCACTAGTGACCCTGTAGCAGCGAACTCATACATGCAAGAAGCATTAGCAGTAAAATATGGTATAACTAAATTTAGTGTTGGTGGTAGAAGTATGTCTGCTGCTGATATAGTAAACTACCAAGAGAATCCTGAGTCGTATACTATACAAGATATAAATGGCAAGACTTCATTATTACCAAATAAGATATCTTATGTTACTAAGAACCCAGATGGTACAACTACTAATCACTATGAGACACCATTAAAAAATAACCTTAATACAAAATCTGGTGTAGGCCAAAGTACTATCAGTAAAGGCAGCAATACTAATGTAGCAGATTTCTTAAAGAAGATAGGTGTTAATTTCTCTGGTACTTCAGCAGGATTAGAGATACAAGCTACTAAGAAATCTAATCATTTCTTGTCTCATATACCTGGTCTTAGTGGGAATGAGATAGTAAATCTTAATCAAACTGACCAAGGATTACAATTTCAAACTAAGGATGCAGCAGGTAAAGTACATCTTTACTATCTAACTGAAGATTCTGGCGGTAGGGCTGGTGTAGTAGAAGATATGGGCAATGGTAAATTAAGTATGGTATCTGGACAATATGGATTTACTCCTACAGGTGCGGTAGCTCAAGCACAGCAAGCACAAATAGAGGCACAAAGAACTTCTGCTTTACTTAATAATCTTAAAGACCAACATGGACAAATGTTTGAAGGTAAACAGCTACCTAGTTTGCAACAAGTAGAAGCCAAATCTCCTCCTTATAAACCACAACCATTAGCACCAGCAAAACCAACTATAGCTGCAACTCTTAAAGGATTTATAGGTAAACCGGCAAATCCACAACAACATAACCAGCCTACTCCACAGAATGCTACAGGTGGTGGTCCTAACTTATTACAGGCGAATGCCAGAGGAAGTAATCAATTTGGGCTATTACCAGGTGGTACTGCAGGCGCGGGGCTACAGTAATGGCAAGCAGCCTTGGCGACTATATAAATAGTGGAGGCTTTGGACAAGTAGGACAAAGTGAGACTCCTGTACAAGAAGCTAATATAGGACATTTAATTAGTTCTGTCGCTCCTTTAGCTACTTCGTGGAGTGGCCCAATGAGAGGAAGTGCTGTAGACCTTACCCAAACTCCACAAAAAACTCCTACTAATATGTTCTCTGAGTTTGCAGGATTTGCTCATTCTACATTCAATACTATAACTAGTTTAGGAGAAGGTGTTATCCACTCTGCTGCTAAAAGTATAGTAGATGCAGGAGAAGCTCCATTCAAGTTAGGGATAGGTGCATATGAATTAGGTAAATCAGCATATAACAATCATATAAATTCTAATACCCTTAATAAGTTAGATGAACAACAAAAGTCTTTGCAAGACAATTATGATTCAGGAAGAATATCTTTAAGTGAATACAATAAAGAAGCTAAAGATATTGCTCAACAAAGGAATTCATTAACTAAAGATATTAGTGAAAATGAGAAATTAATAACTCACGGTGCTAAGTTTGCTACAGAAGGAGATATAAATACTGTAGGAGACTTATTTGCTATTGCTACTGCGGGTAAGAGCATGACAGTTAGCGAAGCTTTAGATACAGGAGCTTCTCGATTAATAGATAAAATGATGTTTGATGGTGGTGACTTCGGATATCATATTATTAAAGGCGCACAAGTACTAGACCATGGATTAGGAGCTTTGTCAAAAGGATTAGATAAAGCAGTATCTTGGAATGGATTATTTAAACCAGGAGAACAAGCCGCTATAGATGAAGCTGGAGCTAAAGCAGTAACCAACAATATAGGTGAAGGTCTTTCTCCTGTAGTACAAGATATAGCTAAGACAGCAGAAAATAATGCTGGTACTGGAGCAAGTGTATTAGATAGAGCTAAAGCAGTATCAGTTGGCTTGTTAATTAAAAGACCACTTATTTATAATACTGCTGTTGGTAATGCTCAACAAATGTACCACGAAATGTCTACAGGCAAATATGGTGACGCAGCTAAGGAGGCAGGTCTATTAGGCCTTATGACGCTTTCTGGAGGCCCTGTAGGGGCTGCACTGCGTTATGGTGGTAAATTAGTGTCTGGAGCAGAAAGACAGTTATTTGCTAAGCCTACCTTCATAGATAACCTTTCTCAGTATGTAGGCGACAAAAATGTAAAAGGTATAGCTAATGATTTAGCACAAAGACTACGTGATGACCCAGAAGCAGGTACACAGGTTATCAGGGCTATTAAGATTCTAGAAGATACAAACGTTAATGCTTCTAATGGTTCTGTAGTAGGTGCTGTACAAAGAATAGTAGACTATCATATGTTATCTGCACCTGAAACTCCTTTAGACCAAATGACTCATCATGACTTTGTAGATAATCTTTATAAACTAGGGCATAGTGCTGACTTATTTGATAATGCAGGTAAGACAGGACAATTAACTGGAGAAGCATTAAAAGCTTACCAGGAAGGTAAGTATGCTTTTGGTAGAATCTCACAAGCTACAAAGAATTGGATGGCTAGTCAGTTTAGGGATGCTGATTCTAAAGTAGGGGCTCCTAAGGCTACAGCAGCAGAAGAACCCACAGCAGCACATAGAGTGGGGGATATTATTAAAGATAGGTCTATTACCGATAGTGAAATGCATAATATTATCTCTATAAATAGACAACGATTTGGTGATATGAATGTTAAAGTTGGGTATACAGGTGACCAAAAAGTTCGTGGTATGTATCAATACAAAAAGGACATGATTACATTAGCAAATGGGAATGCTAAAATGTTAGATACTTTTAACCATGAATCTATACATAAAGCTATTGGACAATTCCTATCTGATGCTGAAACTGAACAACTTTACAAAGATATTGTTCGTATACGTGGCGGAAAATCAAGTTTAGTAAGATTATATAGGTCTATGGGATACACTAATATTGGCTGGAGAGGTGCAGCAGACGAACATATAGCCAATAAATTTGTTGAATTTCTAAAAGATAAGAAAACGATAGAAGATACCGGAAGGACTTTTAGAATTGTTTACTGGGCAGAACAACATGGCCTACCAAAATCTATAGCAGAGACATTTTATACTCTTGCATTAAGAATAGATGAACATTTTAAAGGAAAAAATGCAGATTCAATTGGTAGACTTAGTGAATTTTATAAAAAAGTTAATAGTGGTGGTTTTAAAAATGCACCACGTAGAGAATCTCTATATAGGACAAATAAAAATAAATTTCAACTTGGTAATTCTGCACAACAAACCTCTATACCAACTCAAGCAGATACTTCAGCTTCAGAACAAGATATACAACAATATGCATCTGCATTTGATATATCAGAAGAACAAGCAAGAAATGAGTTAACTGCATCTTCTGAAAACGGAGAACCCGTACAGCCTAAAGAAGGATTCCATGGCCCACCTCCTCCTACAGCAGAACAAATACAAGCTAGATTAGCTGTATTAAACCAGTTAGACGAGAAGTATGGTACTCATATGCCTATTCTTAATAATGTTACTTTAAGAAACCAAATAAATAAATTAGTACAGACTGAAGGCGACACAGAGACGTTAGTAAGTAAGATAACTGCAATAGAAGCAGGCAGAAGTTTGAACGGCTTACCAGAAGAACTAAAAGCAGAAATGAAAGCTAATTCATATACTCTAATATCCCCCAAACATATAGATGCTCCTTATGCAAAGTTCTCAGAAACTAATGGCAAAATAAATACTAAATTTACTAGTAATGATTCATTTGGTTCTCAATACTTCCAAAAGTCTGCCCAAGGGATGCCTGTATTAAAAGATATAGGTACAGGATTAACTAGAATAGGTTTATCTCCAGACTCAGCAGATGGAGCTGTCTATAGTATATTTAACTTTAATCTTAGAGGAAACTTGTCTAAAGTACTACCAGATATAGAAATGGATGTTCCTATAGGTGAAAGTAAAGCTGATGCTATTGTTAATGCTTTAAGTAACTATGTTAAAAGTAACCATAATATAACTGATATTAGGCAATTAAGTACTAAAGAAATAAGTAAAGTTCTACATACTTCAGAAGAAGATTCTAAACAAGTAATGGCTGCAGTACATGAAGCTATGCTTAAAGTACCGCTACAGATTAGAGGATTGGGAGATAGAGTAGTAGACTTTAACTATAAGATTAATCCATTCGCTGCTAAGTACGCACGTATACAGAGTGCTGGTAAGTTTGCTATGAATCCTTTCTTTAAATGGCAACAAGTAACAACTACTCAAATGTTTGCTGGTATAGAAAAGAAGTCTATAGGTGGATTAGCTGAAGCAATAACTGCTCCTATACCTGCATGGAATAGAATAGTAAGTACTATATTCCCAGCACAGGGAGCACGGTTAAAAGAGACTGTAGGTGCATTAGAGAAACATGGTATCTTTGAGGGTGGCTTCTCAGGGTACGCTGCAGAAGACCAACCAGCAGGTAAGATTGGTACTCATTTACTAGCAGGTGAAAAGACTGCTATGGCAGGTCTAGTTAATTCTATGGCAGATAGACAAGGTTTAACAGTAGAACAATTTATTTCTAATAATTCTCAAGAAGTTATAGATACTCTTAGAAGCTTTGTGCAGTACCCTAGAGGCGGCAACTTTATTAATTCTCCATTAGCAAGAACTTTAAATATAGCTTTCTTTCCTTTTAGATATAATGTAAAAGTAACAGGTATGGCTGCTAAGGTGCTAGCAGAACAAAACAAGTTTGTACAACTAGCTACTATACAAGGATTAATACAAGCACATACTTGGTTAAATACAAATGAAGGATTAGCTTGGAGACAAAACAATGCTGATGCTATAGGTATATTCCAATGGGTATCTCCTTTGTACTCTATAGGTTATGTATACGATATTCTTAATAGCGGAGTGTCTACTATAGAAGGTAAAAAAGGTGAAATAACTATGGGAGAATTCGGAGAATTAGGTGGTTTACCTTTCGGAATAATCTCTCAGCTATTAGATGCTGAAGGTATAATACATATTAATACTCCTTATGTATCTCCTAAGAATGGACAAGTACTACCAAAGTATGTTCCTAAGACTGCTTTAGGAGCAGCTTCAGCAGGATTACAAAGCTTAATAGAGTCTTTATTTACTTATCCAGGCGCAGTAGCAGGTCTTCCGTCTAAAGGAGGAATAGTTAGAAGTGCTGTAAATACTGCTACAGGAGCTAAAACAACAAAAGACTTTACTAAAGTTGTACCAACAGATTTAACTCCAGAAGAACAACAGCAACAACAAGTATGGGCTAAGGGACAACCTCCTCAAGTAACTATAAATGGTAATGTAGAGAACTTGTATGCTGGACCTAATATTCCTGTAATCCCGCCAGAGGAACGTAATCAGGCATTAAGTCAAAGAGCTGCTGCTAATGTAAAACCATCTTCTTCTAAAGGCAAACGTAAGAAAGAATCTGAATATACTCCGGCTGCTTTACCAACACAAACTGCTTCTAATGTAACTGGCTCATTCCCTATGATTCAATAAATCATTTGTTATTAATTTAATAAAATAAAACTCCCCGAGAATATAACTTTTATGGTTACACACTGAGGGAGTCTATTGACCATTCTAACTATGCGTTAGCAAGAGTAATCTCTTATCATTAAAATGGAACCTTTACAAAGAGGAGGTCAACGGAGAGTTAGCCAAAGCCGAACTATCTTCTGCGTATAAGTTCGCCAACCAAGGTGCAATGTATAGCAAGGAGTAACTATACATCTATTTAATAGTAGCACACTTTTATTTAAAAGTCAATACACTCCGGTTTATCTGCGCTCTTAAGAGCTTGCTTTCACGCGGGGTTACTGTAGGAATGTTCCCTATATATAATAAACTTGAGAAACAGAAAAAAGAGAAAAAGAAAAGATGACACTATCGTACCTCCAAAAAAACACAAAGTCAAGTAAAAAGTGTAGTATTATGAACAACCTTGACTGTGGATAACTTTTAGTATACTATTACAACAAGTCGCAATAGCGATTTATCAATCATGCAAGAAAGTGAGAAACTAATGGCAGACACAGAAGAAAAACCTTCTGACCCTGTAACCCAAGAGCCACTCAAAAACAAAGGCACAGTGGATGTTGAAGCAATTAAAGCGGAAGCTGAAGCAGCTAAACGTAGAGCAGAGCAAGCAGAAATGCGTGCAAGGCAATTAGAAAACGAGAAAGCTAAAAAACAGCAAGAAGAAGAAAGCGCTCGACAGAAACAATTAGAAGAACAACAGGAATTCAAAACTCTCTATGAGCGTGAACGTGTAGAACGGGAACGCTTACAAAGAGAAAGTGATGAAGCAGAACAACGCAAGACTGTTGCAACAGCACAGACTGACATAACTAAAGAGTATCCTAAAGAAGTCTTAGAAGTAGCTGAGTCCGCTGGTCTCAAGTTACAGGCTGACAGTGAAGAAGCCAAAAAAGACTTTAAGGAAAGACTTGACGCTATAAAGGCTAAAGTTGCTCCAGGTAAGACAGTTGGTGCTAATAACCCTAATATATCTAAGAATAATATTACAGACCAAGAGAATAGAATTAGCAATAATAACTCAATTGGTAGAGAATTAGTCGCAGATGCAGAAGGAATTAAACCGAATCCATTTGCTGCTAAACGAACATTCAAAGATGTTCTTAATAACAACGATGGGTTTAAACGGTTTAAGCAAACAGCTGGCGTTAAAGTAGACTGAAGTAATTCTAAAACATAAATTTAAAAATAAGAAAAGAAAAACAAAATGGCAATTGGACTCGCAACTTTTAGTCCAGACGCTACTATGCAGGAAGACGTTGTAGATGCAATCTATAATGTAGACTACAAAAGTACGCCATTTATTTCTCGTATTGGTGAAAGTGTTGCAACAAATACGTTGCATCAGTGGCTTGTAGATTACTACGATGCTCCTAGCGCCAATGCAGGAATAGAAGGTGCAGATGTTGTTGTGGTTGACTTAGTCGCCCCAGTACGTCGTACTAATGTAGTTCAGATGTTCCAACGTGTGATTACGGTATCTGATACTGAAATCGCAATTCCTCACTATGGGATGAACGACCCCTTTGAGTATCAAACTCAGAAAACTATGGTTAGGGTCGCCCGTGATATGGAACTTGCGGCAATCGCAGGAACTCGTGCATCTGGTAGCTCAGGCGTAGCTCGTTACATGGATGGTGCCATTGCGTTAATCACGACAAATAAAACTGCTGTTACCTCTGGTACATGTTTTACAGAAGACCAATTCAATAACTTGATGCAGCTTGTGTACAACAGTGGAACAGATGAAGATGTAGACCTAGTATTAACTGGTGCTACATTGAAACGAGCTGTTGATAAATTCAACACGAATACTACAAAGTATTTGGAAGCTACAGCATTTGAACAAGTTCTACGTGTAGATACTTACGAATCATCGTTTGGTATACATAAAGTTGTATTAGAACGAAACATCCCTAATGGGGCTATTCTCGGTGTAGATACATCTAAGTGGCGACTTGCTTGGTTGGTAAACCGTCGTGTTGCAATCCGTCCTTTGGGTAAGACTGGTTCTGCTACTAAAGCTTTGCTGGAAGGTGAAGCCACTGTGGAAGCATTGAATGAGAAATCTTCGGTGTACGCTAGTGGGTTCTACTTCTAAAGTTAAATTTTAGTGACAACCAAATAGACTTGGCTCCTTCGGGAGCCTTTTCTATTATTGACATTTTATGTTAAACGTGCTATACTGATATTCAATGTCAAAGAAACCTATAGAACTAAATGTTTCTAGTAGCGACGAGACTAATCAATTAAAGAAGCTTTCTAAAAAGGAGATAGGAAAACAAATCTCAGGGAATCCTGATAATTGGGATTTTAAGAATTTAAGTACTATAATAGATTTATACAAGAAAACATTTCCTGGTCGTTTAGATAGAATGAAACACGATGTAGATGTAGAAGTAGCTTTATCACCTAAAGAGACAACTATGGATAGACACGATGGTATGTGGATGCCAGCAGACCTACAGGAAGTCTTAGAAGCAGCTTATCCTTCTTTCTGGACAAATAGGAAACATAAATCTTGGTTTTTACGTAAATTTCCAGTATTTAAAATTAAAGAAAGAAAAGAGTATGAAAGAAGTTAAGTCTTTTGATGAGTTTTTAGACATAGTAGCTTTTAACTTAAGCCTTGACCGTGTTAACGGTGCATGGGTGCTACATAGTATTGAACCATTTGCTTTAGCTTATGCACTACAGAAACAAGTGTGGGCTTTAGAAGAGCGATTACAAAAACTAGAAAACAAAAAATCATCAACCAAAAAACAATCTAAATAATGCAAGTAGCTTGCTGTCTCATTGTAAAAGGGACACCTGATGAGGCTCCTCTATTAGCTAATGCATTAGCCTCTATTAATGGTTATGTAGACTATATAGTTGTACAAGCAAATTCGCCAAAAGACAAAGAGATATCTAAAGAAGTAAAGGAAGTTGCTTCCCAATATGCTGATGTTTACTACGAGTATGAGTGGGAAGGTAATTATGTAAAGGCTAGAGAAGATTGCTTCTCTATGGCTCCTCAAGAAGCTGATTGGTTACTCTTTTTAGATTCAGACGATACAGTAGATGTACCAGAAATGATTAAACCATCTTTAGAGATAATGCCTAAAGATGTAGGAGGGGTATATATATCATATGACTACGACCATGACGATTTTGGCAATGTCACTATTAATCTTTGGAGCTGTCGTGTTGTACGCAACAATGGTACATTTCATTGGAAAAGCAGTTTTGATGACGATGAAATTTCTGTCCATGAAACGTTAGTAGCTAAAACAAGTTCCAGAAGTGTCAGTAATAATGAATGGGCAATTATACATCACGCTGATAAAAACCGCAGAGAAGTCTCATTAGAAAGAAATGTAGAACTTCTAGAAGGAATGTATAAGAAACATTCTGAGAAGGGGGATGTAGACCCTAGAATACTCTATTACTTAGCTACTCACTACTATGACCAGTTTAGGTTCAATGAATGCAAGCAATTGTTGTATGAATATCTACAATTATCTGGTTGGTCAGAAGAACGTAGTGAAGCCCATGTGTATATGGGTAAGATTCTTTTAATGGAAAAGAAATATCAGCAAGCTAGAATAGCCTTCCTTATGGCTATAGGAGAATATTCTAAGAATGCTAACTCTTATTTAGAACTAGCAGAATTAGAATTAAGAGAAAATCGTTATCAGCAAGCCTACGATTGGTTAATAACTTCAGCAGAAATTAAGCAAGATATAACACCTATGGTTAAGTTTAATAATACTTACTTGGTGTATTCTTTGTTGTGCCAAACATTAATGAATATTGGTGGTAAGAAGCTTAATGAGGCTAGAGAATGGGCAGTTAAAGCTTTGAAGCTTAGACCGTATGACCCTAACGCACAAGCATTAAGAGACCAGATAGACCAGCTTATTGATTATAGAGATAACATGAAAGCTGCTAACAGGATAATAAGAAAGCTAGAACAGGATAAAGATGAAGAAAATATATTACCGCTTATTAAACATTTACCGAAAGATTTACAAGATACTGTCCCAGTTGTAGACGCAAGGAATAGATATACAGAGCCTAAAGTTTGGCCATATAAATCTATAGCTATATATTGTGGTTCTGGAGCATTAGGTATATGGGGACCTCATACTATGGACACTAAGGGTATGGGGGGTAGTGAAGAGGCAGTTATTAGGCTTAGTAGAGAACTAGACAAGTTAGGGTGGAAAGTTACTGTGTATGCTACACCAGGAGAATCTGCTGGGTTTGACGGTGGAGTAGAGTGGAAACAGTACTGGGAATTTAATCCTAAAGATGAGTTCGATATCCTCATAGGATGGAGAAGTCCTTGGTTCTATGATGCAGAGTTTACAGCCCGTAAGAAATACTTATGGATGCATGATTTAACGCCACAAGAAGAGTTCACTACCAATAGAGTTAATAATTTTGATAAGGCTATATTTGTGAGCCAATATCATGCTAATGAATACAAAGATGTAATACCAAACCAAAAACGTTTCGCCTCGTCTAACGGTATAAACTCGGATGAATTTGATAAGTATGATGGTAAGTTTAAACGCAATCCTTACCGATGCATCTATATGAGCGCTAACGAACGTGGTCTTAGGATATTATATGACATATGGGAAGATGTTAAGAAAGAAGTCCCTGAAGCTATACTAGATATTTATTATGGTTGGGAAAGTTTTGACTCTGTTAATAGAGATAATCCTGAGCGTATGATGTGGAAAGCTCAAATGATAGACAAAGCTTCTAAACTAGATGGTGTTACGGAACATGGCAGAATAGGGCAAGATAAACTCGTACAAGAGATATTTAAATCTGGTATATGGGCTTACCCTACTTTCTTTCCAGAAGTGAATTGTATTACTTGTCAGAAAGCAATGGCTGCAGGAGCTATACCAGTAACAAGTGATTTTGCAGTTCTTAAAGATATTATAGCTTACGGTGAACAAATACCTATGAATAAATTTGAGCAACAAGATATTGACTTGTATAAAAGCAAGCTTATTAGTTGGTTAAAATCTCCTAAACGTCAAGAAAATATTAGAGAAGAAATGGCTATGTGGGCGAGAACACACTTTGATTGGTCTAACACAGCGAATCAATGGGCAGAGGAAATGTCATGAAAAAACTAAAAATAGCCTTCGTGTGGGACTGGAATCCTCCTATTGAGCAAATAATAACGTGGAAAGATGGTCTAGCTGCTGCATTAGCAGAACTAGAAAACCGTGGGCACATAGTAGAGTTATTTACTGGAGGAGAGAGATACAATGAATTAATAGACCATCCATATTTCCCAATTATTCAGACTAAGGGCATATCTACCCAAATAGCAGACATGCAAACTAAGGTAAGGTTTGGGCCAGATACATTTAGGGCAGATATAATTCTTTACTGGGGAGATATGACACGTCCTAATGCTAAACCATTGAGACAACTTGGCATACCTATGGCTATATGTTTTGCTGGTGGAAACCCATTCGGAGAAAATGTAGATTTATTTGACCATATATTTGTAGAGAGTGATATATATTTACAGCAATTTCTAGCTAAGGATTATACAAGTGTATCTGTAGCCTTTGGTACTAATACAGATTTATTTGTTCCTGTACCACAGCAACCAAAGATATTTGATGTTGTATTTCCTGCAACATTTGCTGCATGGAAAAGACACCAGCTTTTAGCTGACGCTACTAAAGACTTAAAGTCATTAGCTGTAGGTTGGATGTATAATGACCATGAGACAGAATGTTGGCAAGAGTGCTTAGACAAAGGTACGATGGTTCTACCGCACGTGTCTGCTGATGCTTTACGATATTTATATGCAGCTTCTAAAGTATGTGTGATACCTTCACGTTCTGATGGCGGCTCACAGAGAACTGTGTTAGAAGCTATGGCAATGGATATCCCCGTAGTTGTGACTGACAGTGATAAGTTTGATTTTGCAGAAGGAAAGATTTATGAAGCAGAACCAAACGCAAAAGATTTAAAGGCTATGATAAATATGGCGTTAGAAGCAGAAGTTGATACTAGAGACTATGTAGTAGAAAACTGGAGCCATAAGACATATGCAGATTCATTAGAGAAGGAGTTATTAAAATTATGCGAGTAAGCGTATTAACAGTTACTAAAAGATTGGGGTGGTTAGAACAGGCTTATAGACAATTGAAGACTCAAACTTTTCACAACTTTGATTGGGTTATAGTTAGTGAACAAGCAGAGAAGTTAAATAAAGAATTTAATAAGGCGGTTGAAGATAACCAAGATGACGAGCTTTATCTATTATTTGCTAGACGTGTTAAAATCTACCAAGCACCAGCTCCTATACGTGTGTCTAATCTCAATAGGTCTCTCAATCTTGGTATTAGGCAGTGTAGTAATGCTGATTATATTATTTTTTATCAAGATTTCATCGACTTAGACATTGATTGTTTTGAAAAGCTTTTAGATAATGCTGTACAAGATGAGAGAACCTTTGTTACTACTGCTACTATAAATGATGATGGCAACCTAGATGCTAGGCATACAGGTATAAATAAGGTACGTAAGTGCAGGCCTGATGAGTGGGAAGCTAATGTGTCTATAGCTCCTATGAAAATTATAAAGAAACTAGGAGGTTTTGATGAAGAATATGATAATGGATGGTCTTGGGACAATGTTAATTTGGCTCAAAGAGCTGCGCTCTTAGGAGCTAAGTTCTTATTAGATGAGACAAATAACCCGCAATTGTTGTACCATGAGAAAGAAACTTCTATACCGATTAACTTAAAATTTCATTCTAAGAATATATATGAAGTTAGACATACCGGAAAGAGATTAATATTAGACTATTTATCCTCGGAAGGAGGTGAAGAACAAACAAATTCAGTTCCAGAACTCGATGAAGATATAGAAAAAGATTTAATAATACAGGAATAAAATGAAGAAAAAACTCTTATTTATTTTAGCTGTTCCTTCGATACTTTTGTTTTCGGCAGGTGCAGTATCGGCTCATAGTAATCAGAACACTAACTGTAGTAAGTTAGATGAAGGTAAAAGCCAGAATTGGAAGAATGATAAATGTGTAAATGTTTGTCGTCAGGATGAGAATGGTAGATGGCTAGTGCTAACTGTTAACAAAGATGATGTACTATTTGGTGACTTTACATATGGTGGTCCAACAAATAAGAATGGTAAGCCTAACGAAAACGCTGCATCTTGGTGTAAAGAAAACCAACCGGTATATTCATGTAATAGTTTAGCTATTAAGAATACTGGTACTCGTGAAGTTAGTGCTAGTGTAGACACTACAGCTACTAATGGTGCTAAAGTTAATACTGTAACATTTGATTTTGGTGATAAGACTACGCCTGATAGTAGTTCATCTATGAGTGATAGTCATACATATGGTATTGATGGTACATACACTGTTACTGCTACAGTAGATTTCGATGTTAATGGTGTAGACAAGACTGCTAGTTGTTCTCAGGTATTAACTGTTACAACTAACACTGTTACTGTTAACCACACTGTGCAGACTACAGTGCCTACTTCTTCTACGGAAGTTCCTTCAGCTCCATTCCAAGGTAAATAATAATATAGGTTTAATAAGAGAGCGTCCTTAATTGGGCGCTCTTTTTATTTTGACTTTAGATGTGTTGTAAGATATACTCAGCTTAATGGGAAAAATAATTTATAACCGTGGTACGACCTATACACTTACTCATAATTATACTGCTCCACAATATCCAGGTGTAACTTTAATATTTACTGCTAAGATAGTTGCTTTTGATGCAGACGATAATGATTCATCTAATGCTATTTTTGAGCCTAAAGTGGTTGCTATGTCTGGTTCTACATTCCCTCAGACTACAGTTCTTACTATCAATCCTGGTGATGTAGACTTAAATATACCTCCTAAAGGATATTTCTATAGTGTTAAAGTTATTGATAGTGATGGCGGGGAATATATAACTAGTTCAGGCGTATTCGTGTTAGAAGTAACTACTACTAATCAGATTTAGGTAATATGCAAGAAGCAGCTATTATAAATGCTACGCTTACAGAAGGCGGTACAATAGATTCCACTTTTACTCCTGCATCTATTATTGATGCTACTTTAATAGCAGGAGGTAGTGGTGGTGGTCCTCCTGGTGCCCCTGGTCCTGCTGGTTTAGGTGTACCTGCCGGTGGAAATACTAATCAACTCTTAGCTAAAGTATCGGGTACAGATAATGATACTCATTGGAAGAATATTGTTGAATCTGACGTTACTAATTTAGTTTCTGATTTAGCACTAAAAGCACCTTTAGATTCTCCTACCTTTACTGGTACTCTTACATCTGGTGGTCCTGCTGTATTCAATGATACAGTAACAGTTCCTAGCCCTGTAAATGCAACTGACGCGGCAGATAAAGACTATGTAGATGGTTTAGCTTCTGGTGTATCTATTAAAGCTGCTGTTAATTATGCTACTATAGAAGCTTTGCCTGCGAATACTTATGATAATGGAACTTCAGGCGTAGGCGCTACCCTAACAGGAGATAGTACAGGAGTGTTATCAGTAGATGGTTCTAATGTTGCTTTAAATGATAGGATTCTTGTTAAGAATGAATCCACAGCAGCTAATAATGGTATATATGTATGTACTACTGAAGGTGCAGTAGGCACAGCATATATACTAACTAGAGCAAGCGACCTTGATACTGATTCTGACATAGCTGGTTCATTTGCATTCGTAGAAAACGGTGCAACTAATATTAGTGCTGGTTTTGTTGTAATAGGTAGCGGCCCATTCACTATAGGTACTACTGATATAAATTGGACACAATTCTCTGGTGCAGGGACCCTAGCTGCTGGTTTAGGTATAACTATTGCAGGAAATGTTGTTTCTGCTAATGATGCAACTACTATTAGCAAAGGTATACTAGAGTTATCAAATGATTTAGGTGGTACTGCATCTGCTCCTACCACTCCTACGGCGGTTCATATTACTGGTAATGAAACTATTAATGGTGAAAAAACATTTGTCAACACTATGCATAGTAGATATATCTTGCCGAATGCAGATGTTACTTATAATTTAGGTGAAATTGATTTATTCTGGGACCATATTTTTGGCAGAACTATTTATTTAAATCCAACAGCATCACTCATAGGTACCATTGATGGAGAAATTGGTATTATGGACGGTGCTAATATTACTCTTGGGGAAGTAACGGGTACATCTATCGGTACGGGAATACACCAGAAACTTGGTTTTTATAATAATACACCTATAGAACAGCCAACAGGGGATGTAGCAACTGCACTTAGTGATTTGGGCTTAATAGAATCACCAACTATTGCTATTCCTGATGCAACTTTTACGGTATCTGGTAAAGTAAAGCAGATTGTTTATAACGTTCTAGATTATGGGGCAGTTGGTGATGGAATAGCTGATGATAGTGGCGCTTTTAATAATGCTATTGCAGACGCTTCTGCGTCTGGTGGTGAAGTATTTGCCCCTTCTCTCCAATTTTATGCTGCTTCAAATATAGTTATGGCAAGTAATGTAATATTAAGAGGCCAGCCACAAGCTACATTAATTATGCCAACCGGAGTAGAATTACTTTGTGATGGGGTTAACAATGTAAGAATAATAGGATTGGCAACGGATACTGATACACAACCTTCCGGTAATGACCACGCCATTCATATCAAAGACTCATCATATGTTTATATAGACCATTGCCGAGTCGTAAATGCAACTGCATTCGGTATTTTCATTGATGCTACAGGAACGAACACCTGTAGCCAGATATTTGTTGAGGACAGTTATGTGCAAGGAAAAGGCAATAATGATGTTATCGGCGGTGGTCCGGAAAACGCCACTGGTTCTGTTGTTAAGGATATATTTATTTCAGGAAATATTGTTGTTCAAGATACAAGTGGTGTAGGTGGTACATATGCAAATGCTATAGATATTGTTGCCAGCAATAATGTAAGAATTATAAATAATGACACACAGGGAAATATCGTTTTTGGCTTTGAACAGTGGCCTAAAAATGGATGTATTATTTACGATAATCATGTCCAGCCTGCAACCGGTACGAGTAATGGTAGCATCGAAGTACAAACGAATGCGTCTGCTACCGATCAAGACCAATATCTAAAAATTAGTCGCAATATTATAGATAAAGGTCATATTAGGCTTATAGGAATAAACACAGAAAAAGTTGATTCCTGCTCGATCGTTGACAATACGATCAAACAGGTTGGGAATAGCCAGCATGGCATAGATTTATTTGATTGTAATAATGTTCTTGTGGCAGATAATCAGATTTATGGTTCTCAGACGGGTTTAGCAGGTATCAAACTTCAATTGTCTACTTATATCTTAATGACGGGAAATTCGTTAGTAAGCAATTCTATAGGTATTGAGGATATTACTTCAGATTATAGGAATAGTTCTATAAATAATTCATTTGTCGGAAATGGTACTAGTATTTCTGGACTAGCCGGAATTGTGAAAAATAACGTAGGGTTAAATCCCGACATTTTCTATAACCAGACTGATATCACTGGGGCAACAACATTTGACAGAGTAAACGGTAACGCAATCGTCTCTAAGCTTATCGGAGATGTTGATATTACTATAACCGATGGTCAGGTATCCGGAGATGAATTGACACTTGAGTTTAATCAAGGCTCACCGGGTGGCCATGTTATATCGAGTTGGTCGGCAAATGTTATTTTAGGATATGGTGGGACTTTTACACTTGCCACTACAACGAGTTCTGTTGATACGATTACATTTATATGGGATGGAACCGATTGGCGTGAAAAAAGCCGTTCTTCGGCAAATAACTCTATTATTGATTCTAGCGGGATAGTATTAACGGCTGGTTCTGTTGTTTTTGCCGGAGCTGGTGGCACATACGCTCAGGATAATACTAATTTGTTCTGGGATAATACAGATAACCGTTTAGGAATTGGTTTAAATAATCCATCTACACAGTTAGAAGTTTTGACTTCTAGTGGGAGTGATGCAGTTAAAATCCGAACATCTAACAATAGTTCTTCGGATGCTGGTTATATGACATTTATAGGTCGTTCTCGATTCGGATATGATGGTACCAATGTTGTTATATCTGATGCAGGTGCAACAAAGCCGATCATATTTATAAGTGGTGGAGCAACTAGGTTAACTATTTCTACCGCAGGCAATTTAACACTTACCGATGGTGGGAATGTAGTCTTTGGCACGACCACCGGGACAAAGATCGGTACTTCTACGTCTCAGAAGCTAGGATTTTATAACTCGACACCGATTGTGCAACCAACTGGTGATGTACTAACCGCTCTTACAAACTTGGGGTTGGTAGCAACTCCAACTATTTCAGAGTCGGATGTGACTAACCTTATCTCTGATTTAGCTCTTAAAGCTCCGTTAGCATCACCTGCATTGACGGGAACTCCTACTGCCCCAACTGCCACACCTGCCACAAACAACACACAAATTGCCACAACTGCTTATGTTGATGCTGCTATACTAGGGCAAGACTTTAAAATAGCTGCTAGATATGCTACAACAACCGCATTACCGGCTGCAGTATACAGTAATGGTTCTTCGGGAGTCGGAGCAACATTAACTGCCGTATCGTTCGGAGCTATAAGCTTCGATAGTAATACCCCATCAGTAGGAGATAGAGTTCTTGTTAAGAATCAAGCTTCAACATTTCAAAACGGTATATATACTGTTACCGTTGTCGGCGGGGTAGCGACACTTTTTGTACTGACTAGAGCAACGGACTTTAATCAATCCGTAGAAGTAAACCAAGGTGATTCGTTATATATAGTCTCAGGGGCTACTCTAGGCAGCACAACTTGGGTAGTTAACTCTGGTTCTGCACCGGTAATGGGCACAGATGCAATTACATTTGTCCAGACTGCCGGTGTCGGTTCGTTTACTGCCGGTAACGGGATAGCTATTACTGGTGCGTCTATAGCAATAGACACTTCAGTAACAGTTGATGTCGCAACCGTTCAATCGCTAACCAACAAGGATTTAAGCGGAGTAGGCAATATATTCCCGATTTTTAACCAAAGTACTACTGGAAGCGCTGCAACCCTCACGACTTCTAGGGCGATATATGGCAATAACTTTGATGGCTCCACAGCGTTGGCCCAGATCGTAGCCTCAGTATATGGTGGTACTGGGAATGGATTTACGAAATTTAGTGGTCCAACAACTTCAGAGAAGACGTTTATGTTGCCGGATACTTCGGCTACGATTTTGACTGATAATGCAGCCGTTACTGTCGTGCAGGGAGGCACTGGTACCAGTGCTGCTTTTACTGCTGGTTCCGTAGTCATTGCTGGCGCGAGTGGTATTTACTCCCAAGATAACGCTAACTTATTCTGGGATGCGACAAATCACCGTCTTGGTATCTTTACAACTTCTCCTACGAAACCACTTTCATTCGGGGGAGAATCTGCTCGTACAATCTGGGTGGAACGCCGCACTGCTTCTAATACTGCCGGTAACAGCCTTACTATAAATTCTGGTGGTGCCACATCGGGGGCTACAAATAAAGCTGCTGGTGATCTTATATTAGGTCCAGGAGTATCGACTGGTACGGGTGGAGCAAACATACGCCTACAAACTAGTACACGTGCGCTTTCTTCTGGGACCGGCAATAACACGCCAACTGACCGTGTTATTGCTCAATCACCATTTTCAGTAACAAATAATTCAGCAACAACTCTTTTCAGCATGGCTCTTGCTAGTGGTTCAATAGTCGCAGGATTTATACGATATGCAGTAGAAGTAACTGATGGTACTGATTATCAAATTGAAGAAGGTGTCATAGCCTACCACGTAACGAATAAAGCTGGGACTATTGCTAATAATACTGTAGTTAAATCAGGTAACCAGCAAGCAATGACAAGCGGTACATTATCTGTAACGTTCACTATTACAGCAGCCAACCCAGCACTCATCCAGGTTAATGCCAATTCCAGCCTCACACCTTCAACAGGTTATCCGCGGATAACCTGCGTATTAGAAAACCTAACTCAACAGGCCGTAACTGTGTCATAATAGTTAATTAACGATAAGGATATATTATGAAGTTAAAAATGGGTCAAATACCCACAGACCACGAGGGCTAATTAACCACTAAAAATAGGATAATAATATGACACCACAACAAGCATTACAAATTGTAGATCAATTTACAGCGCAAGTTAACGCTAATAGAGAAGCACATCAACAATTACAATTAGCTATTTCTGTGTTGAATAACGAAATAAATAAAGTAGAAGAAAAACCTAAAAAGTAATATACTAAAGATATAGATATTATATAGGACAATAATTTGGAAGCACCGCTTACATTCGAGACTGCATTAGTACAATTAAAACTGATGACAAATCAGTTAAACTTGTTTACTTTTACTATTGACCAAATTACTCAGGCATTAACACAAGCATGGCAGGATTCTTATGTTGTTACTTCGCTATGGGATGACTCGTTAACATATATACAAGGTACATGGCAATATGCTTTACCAGAAAATGTTAGAGTAGTGAGAGGAATATATACAAAGAAAAATGAAACAAGTTATCCTGAGCCTATAAGTACAGACCTATACGAAATAGTAGGCACTAATATACAGTTCAGGCCACAAGTACAGAATTTTCTTACTGATAATACTACTTTATATCTAAAAAGTTCATATAAATTATTAACAGCAGATTCTTTGCCTACTGAGAATATGATTAACTATGTTCTTTCTTTAGCTACATTCTTAATGTTAAAACAATTGAGCTTTATGAAAGTATTTGTTTTCTTGAGGAATGATACTTCATTAGCAGATATAATAAATACTCGTAAAGATATACAAATGGAGATGCTACAGTTCCGACAGGCTCTTCAGCGTGATTTTGAAGGGAGTTAATCGTGAGTATAATACAGTTAACTCAGGATAAATCTACTTTAGTAGATGATGAAGATTATAATTTTTTGAGTCAGTGGAGATGGCTTACAGTTGGCGGTAAGTATGCCGGTAGGTATGAATACCATATAAGAGATGGGGTGAAAAAGAAAGTATGTATTTATTTACATAGATTTTTGCTCCAAACTCCGCCAGATATGGACACTGACCATAAAAATGGTGACTGCCTAGACAATAGAAGAAGTAATCTAAGGATTTGCACAACTGCTCAAAATCTTGCTAATAGAACTAAATTAAATTCTAGAAATACTAGTGGGTATAAAGGGGTTAGTTTTGATAAGAAGTCTGGTAGATGGGTTGCACAGATTGGTTGGCAGCGTGGTAATAAGCGCAGGAATTTTGTTCTTGGGTATTATGATACTCCGCTAGAGGCTGCGGTACGTTATGAAAAAGAATCTATAGCCCGTTATGGTGAGTTTGCTAGATTGGAGGTATCCAATTAGTATTTACTCCCAAGCAACTCTTGGTGAACCAGACAACCAAATTCAATTCAATGATATATCTTCTGACCCTTACTTTAGAGTAGTATCAAGAGCACCACAGAAGTTTCAGATACGTCAACAAGATTTACCTGTTCCTTTTGAGAGTGGTTCAGATGATTTTCTTACTTTAATAGGAGATTCTGCTTATATAATCCAAGGTATAATGTACCCTTCTACTGAGCTTAAATATGATGAAGGTCTACAGTTAATAAGAAGTGTTAGCTCTCTAGACCTACAGCAAGCAGATATTCTTAGTGATGAAGGATATGTTCCTTATATTTGGGGCAACGCTAATGGGAATCTACAGACTGTATTTATGAAAGTATTGTATGCTCAGTTAGCAGAGACTACAGCACAAGGATTTGTACAGCCATTCGTTTTATATGCTAAGGTTATTGACCCTACTATTTATTTAGGGATAGAGCAACAAGCTTCTACAGCAGGCACAGGTAGTCCATATACTACGGGTAATGCTGCGTTTCCCTTTACTTTCCCTGTCGTATTCGGTGCAGAACTTTATACAGTGAACGCAGCAGCTTTTAATACTGGCAGTTTGCCTGTGTACCCTAGAGCTGTAACTATATATGGTCCTATTACTAATCCTAAATTAACTAATGTTACTACTGGTGAGTTTATATCTATTAATGTTACTTTAGGCTCTTCTGATGTATTGAGTCTTAGTTATAATAATACAAAACAAATAGCTAATTTAAATGGTGCTAATGTATTAAAGAGTGTTAGTACTGATTCTACTTTCTGGAAGGTACACCCAGGCACTAATGTGATGTCTTTGTCTGGTACCTCTTCTGGGACTGGAGCTTATGCTACTGTGACATATTTGTCAGGCTCGCCACTTGCTTAGCCATGAATAATGTACGAACTACAATAGATATACTTGACAAGAACCTAGACAAAGTGGCTACTGTTAAGACGTTTATCCCGCTAGATAGTAGTGGAGATATAATTAAATACTCTAAAGAGCTGTCAGATTTCGGTACTTGTACATTTAGGATATCTTCTTATGATACTTTGTTTAAAACCTATGGAGATATTATTAGCCCACACCAGTACCATATAAGAGTACGTAGAAACAATCTTATAGTTTGGCAAGGAGCTATAGTAGAGAACCCTAGGAGGAACAAAGACTATGTTGAAGTAGTGGCTGCAGAGTATCTGTTCTATCTTAGTAGAAAACTTATACATCGTAATACTCCTGATGCTAATGGTGACAAGAATATCTACAGGAAGTTTGTTACAGGTACAATGGCTGACGCAGTAACAGCTATAATGAATGAAACTATTACCGATTATCAAGGTGCCCACATGCTTACTGGCCTTACATTAGGTAGAGTAGATAATCCTAACTTCCCGCCCAATACTACGGTTCCTGACAGTGGAGGCAAACTTAAGAAGCTGACTGGTGGCTGGACATTCGCTAATACAACTTCAGGACAGACAGGTATAGAACTAGACTATGATTTTAATACAGTTCTTCAAGTGTTAAAAGCTTTTGGTGCTTATACATTTGCTGATTTTGAAATAACGAATAGTTTAGTTTTTAACTTCAGGTCTTTCTTAGGCAATGACAATCATACTGACATAGCCTTTAGATGGGGTGAGCATGGTAACGTGTATGACTATAATATACCAAGGCTAGGGCAGCGTATGGCTAATTCTATAATAGGTATAGCCACTACTCCTGCTGGTGTTATATTTCAGCAACCACAGACAGACCAAGCCTCTATAGATAAGTATGGGCTACTAGAGATACCTGCTGCTTATGCAACGGTAGAAACTCAAGCCACATTAAACGCTATAATTGCAGCAGAGTTACCTTTAATCTCTACACCAGATGATACTGCTGCTTCTGTTGTATTATTCTCTACTGGTAATCAATTCCCTACAGGAACATATGACTTAGGTGATATAATAACTATTAAAGTAGATAACATAGGGCTAAAGTTCAATGAAGTTAGACGGATTGTAGGTATTACAACAGTAGTACATAATACAGGTAGAGAACAAGTAACTGTACAGACTGAGAAACCACAGCCGTGGCAGTATGGGAGCGGTGTATAATGGCGATTCATTTTATTGATAAAGAAACCAAAGATAGAAGTGCTCCTTCACCTAACACTATTAATAAACATCCTTTAGAAGCAAGGATGAATATAGGTACTCATGCCCAACAATTTAATGGTGGAGTAAGTGATAACCCTGCATTCATTTATTCTAAGGATGCTAAAACATTAGTTAATGATGGCTTTAATGATAGAGTTATATTAGGTCAACAAGTAGACGGTTCTTATGGTCTGGTAGTTAGTAAAGCTGGTTTTAATGCAGACCCTACTGACCCTGCAGGATTAATCTTTAATAGCTCTCAGGATGTATTCAAGATAGTACAAGTAGGGCAAGTTACTATAGACCCCTTTGATGCTTTAGCTGGTACTACAACTACGGGACAAGCTATGGCAGTTTATGATTCTGACTCAGATAGCTCTCCTATAGTATTAGGCTTCACTATATTGGCAGCCTCTAACGGATTGTATTTATGGCAAGGACCATCACCTGAATCTATATTATCTGACCCATCAACTTCACCTATAGGCTTTGATGTGTATGTAGGCTTCAATACTATCGTAGCACCAGGTTCTATAATAGATGGAAGACCACAGGTTGAGATAGACTTTAATGCTACTGTAGCTAATTCTACTGGCTCTGATATAACGGGTATTACTTATGATATTAAATACTACATACTTGTAGAGACTGCATCACAAGATGTATAATTTGCAATATAAAATTAGATAGGATATAGTTTAGATATGTCTGCAGCATCAATAATTACCTCAATTGTTACTGGTGGTACTAACAACCACGCTACTGTTTCTGAAGAAGCAAATGCTATAGCTACTGATTTTGTTACTCAGGGTGTTGTAGGCGCTATAACTAGTACAGGCGGTATTGCTCCTACTACTGGTAGTTTTGCTGCTAATGCTGATGGCTCACTAGATATGGGCGTAACTATTAGTGCAGGAGAAGCATATGTTACTGTTACTCCTGCAAGTCAAGATTCTCAGACTCTTAGAGCTAGGATGTTATCTGATTATACTAATTATGCAATTAATTCTAATTCTAGTGGTAGTACTAAATACGATTATATATACTTAAAGGCTGATGCTGCTACTGCTGCTAACCCTAGTGCTGCTGCTGATGATGTTATAACTCTTTATACTTCTAGGTCTACATCTAACAGCGCTGATGATGGTAGCCCGCCCACCTATGGCGTTATGATAGCTATGGTTACTGTTGCTAATGGTGCAACATTTATTGCTAATGCTAGTATTACTGACAAAAGAACTAATGCTTCTATAGGTGCTCAGTTAGGCTCTTTAATTGTTACTCAGCCTTCTACTGGCAATCCTGCGCTTGTACAAGCTGCTGGTGTTGACACTAATATAGACCTGAATCTTAATCCTAAAGGCACAGGTAATGTACAAGAGAATGGGTTAAATATAGATTGGTGGATGGAGTTAGGTAGAGATACTTTGTCTGTTGCTGGGGATACATTGAGTGTTGCAAGCTTTACTCCAATGAAATATCTCAAGATATTAGTTTATACTTCTTCTACTGGTGGTACTACTGATTTAAGTATGCGATTTAATAATGATAGTGCTAACCATTATTCTTTCAGATATTCTACCGATGGTGCTACTGATGTGACTCTAGTAAGTCAGAGCAACATAACGATTTCTGGTCCTATTTCTGAAATATATTTAGCTAATGCTTATATATCTAATGTAGCTACTGATGAGAAATTAGCAGATATTAGTAGAGTAAGACGTGGTACAGCTGGTGCAGGTAATGCTCCTGGTAGACACAAGCAGGTAGGTAAATGGTCTAATATTGCTGACCAGATTACTAGAATAGATGTTATAAATGTTGGTGGCACTGGTAATTTTTCTGCTGGCAATGAATTGGTAGTGTTAGGACATAACTAATGCCTTATCGTTCAAAAGCTCAGGAGCGTTATTTTAATGCTAATAAAAAGAAATTGCAGAAGCAAGGTGTTAATGTTAATGAGTGGAATAAAGCAAGCAAAGGTAAAAAGCTTCCAAACAAAATAAGGAAAAAGTAATGCCCGATACAGTCACGAATACAGATATCTACGGGCTAGTTAACAGAGTGGATGATAAGTTGGAACGTATACGAGTTGAAGTAACTAAAAAGATTGATGATACCTCTCGTGACCACAAGGCAGAACTTACAGATTTGCGTAGACAATTTGAAACACTTGAAGCAGGCAGGCTTACTAGAGCAGAAGGTAATATACAAGACTTGAGATTAGCTTACCAAGCACTAAACGATATTACTAGTTCTACTGATAAATCTTTATCTAATAAGTTTGTTGTTATAGGTTCAATAGGTATGGTAATATTATCTACATTTTTATCAGCATTATTTATATGGTTATTTAGGGGGATGAAATAGTGAGGTTTTATCAAAGTACCTTAGAAAAGACTATGTATATAGTATTATTATTAGTATTTATAGCTACATTTGTATCAGTAGGTATAAGCTATCGTCTTGTTAATAAAGTACAACAGCAAACATTAACTATAGAGAATAATCAGAAAGTAAACAGCAATAAGATTAAAGAATATATTGCATGTTTAATTGCTATTGACCCGAAGGGTAATATAAAGGCACAAGAGAAAGCTTGTTTCGATAATCCGTCTATGGTAGCTAAATGAGTGATTGGTTTAATAAACATAAAGAAAGTTTAAACTTGCAAGACCGTATAGCAGATAGAATAACTAGATTCTCTGGTAGTATGATATTCGTTTACATACATATTGTAGGGTTTACAGGATGGATGTTATTTTTAGAGAAGTCTCCTTGGTCAAAATTAACGCTAGTAGTATCCTTAGAGGCTATATTTTTGGCAACCTTTGTTATGATTTCACAAAATAGACAAGCCGAAAGAGACAAAATACAAGCACAGCATCAATATGAACATCAAGAACTAGAGCTAGAAGAAAATACCAAGCTTACTAAAGAGATACATAAACTTTCTAATTTAGTGTATAATATATTAGATAAGAAAAGGAATAAATAATGACATTTTATGGTTTAGATTGTAGTCGTTGGCAGGGTGCTGTAAACTATGCAGCTCTTAAAGGGCATACATCTTTTATATTCTTTAAAGGTGGTGGTGGAGATGATGGATTATATGTAGACTCACAGTTTGCTAACAATCTTAAGGGCGCTAGGAATGCTGGCATACCTCATGGTATCTATTGGTTTGGTGGTTCACATGATGCTACTCAGGAAGCTAATTACTTTGTAGCTAACTGTTGCAAAAGCTTGTTACCAGGAGAAGTATTGGTATTAGATTGTGAAACATCTACTTCTATGAACCCAGTGTGGGCAAAGACTTTCTTAGATAGAGTGACTAAACTAGTGGGCTTTAAGCCCTTGGTGTATATGAGTGACAACGTTATTCTTACTCACAACTGGTCTGCTGTAGCTAATGCTAACTATGGGCTGTGGGCAGCAGACTATGCTGTACCACCTGCACATAATGTACCCTTGAAGTATTGGAGATTCTATGCATTCCAACAGTATTCAGACAATGCACATTTCCCTGGTATAAGTGGAGCAGTAGATGCTGATGCATTTTTTGCTACATCTATGACAGATTTCTATAAATATGGTAAACCACATCCTGTAGCTCCTTCTATTAAGCCTGTAGTTAAGGTACCTGTGGTTGTTAAGGAACCAGTAACTACTGATATTGCTCCTAGTGTGGTAGTAGCACCCGTAGAACCCTATGTGACGCGCGTAGAGACCCCTCAGACCGTTTTAAATGATAAAGTAGTACCAAGTACCACTACAACACAAAAACCAGCCACAGGGCTTCAGAATGGCTTAGAAAGCAAATCAATGAATCAACATGTATTAGATATAGTTACTAAAGCGTTAAAGACTTTTGTACAAGCAGCTATTCCTTTGTGGGCAGCTACTAATTTTAGTGTAGGCAAAGATGTATTGCTTAGTGCATCAGCAGCAGGTATCAGTGCTGTATGGAACATGGCTATTAAACTAGAAGCAACTAGCTTGACAGACACCAAGCAGTAGAGGACAATATAACTATGGTAAAAGTTACATTAAAATCAAAGAAACCAGGGCAAAAGAAAATAACTTTTAATAAAGGTGGTCTTCATGCCTCTACAGGTACACCAGCAGGGAAAAAGATACCTGCTAGTAAAATGAAAGCTGCTGCTTCTGGTAAGCTTGGTGCTAAAGCAAAAAAACAAGCACAATTTAAAAAGAATATACTTACTGGTAAAAAATAATGGCAACACTTGAACAATCAATTAAAATAAAAAATTCAGGTAGTACAGATGCGCCTGGAAAAGAAAAACAAAATAGCGCAAGCTAAGAAAGGATTACATATGGCGGTTAAAAATTCTAACGGACATGCTGTTACTAATATGGCAGGGCAACATCACCAAGACACAGTTGCAGCACAACCACAGTTTATGCCTACCCAAGGCCCAGCAGACCATGGTGGCATGAGTAAAAAAAAAGTCAAGTTCCCACCGGCCAAGTGACCTCACAAACACTCTCAACGCAGTATCAGAACCAGCAACCTCTGTCTAATAACCCTCCTTCCAATGCGTTTAGTTATCCTGGCGGCGTGGTATAAGAAAAGAATATAATTAAATGGAATTACTACTATTCATACTGGTATGTCTAGTATTATTTCTTTTATTAAGGGATGTATAATGTTTAGTTTATTTTTGTTAGCGCTTTATGTATTTCTACAAGCAGCAGTCTATTTAAATTGGATTGCTGTAGCATCTAAACTACTAGGTGTAGTAGGAATGGCATTTGTTGTTGTAGTTATTGTAGAGAGTCTTTTGTGGGTAGGTAATAGACATCCTATCTGGCGTAATCCTCGGACATAAGAAGCACTTGGCAAGTATCTAATTTTCTTTCTAATAGGTCTTTAACTATACCTAGCATTTCGTAATCTTTTTCTATGACTGCTACTGATGCATCCATAAAGGTTTTACGGTCTAGCTCTGTTTTGTCTTTCTCTTTAGGCCATAGCATTTTAGCACGTTTTTCGTGTAATAGTTGCAGCCAATTAACATAATCTTCTGCTACGTCATACATGCAGTCAATTATTTTTTGTATATGTCTTGGTATAGCGCCTACAGGTATTGGTTGTCTTAATATTTCTCCGGCTCTGTTTATACTAGAAGGTTGTTTATAATCCATTACTATATTATACTACTGTTATGAGTATTTTACAAAACGAACAGCTTAGTCCTCGTGAGCACCTACTGTTAGAGAACGAAAAAGAGCAGAATAGATTGTCAAGAGAACATGCACTAGAATTAAAGCATTTAGAGATAGAACTACAAAGAAGCCGCTTAGTATTAGAGAATGAGATAAGAAAGACAGAGATGAAATGGCAGCAAGTCTTTAAGCTACCTATGGCTATAATAAAGCTACCCGTCATGTTATTATTCGGGGTAGCTGTGGTTGCATCTTATATTACCAAACACGAAATTAAATCTCGTTCGTTCTGGCAATTTATGCTTGATAGAAAATATATAGATTAAACTATTTTATATTGTTTTTTCTTTGTATATATATAGTATAGTTTAAAGTCTTTTAGACTATCATATGTATTCAAAATTAGCGACCAACAGGTGGCAGAGTGTCGCAATTATCCCTTCTATAAGTTTTACTTATGCGTGTCTCACGCTATAGTTTGTAAGGCTGCATTAATCTTGGGTAATTGCCAGCCTACTATTACTTCTTTTCCTATAACAGTTATTGGTACGGTCAGTGCTCCAGATATATCATAAGCTTCTTTTCTATACCCAGGAGATATATCCATATTATATTCTTCATATATATGCCCTCTAGATTTTAAATACTTTTTAACTAATGCGCAAAATGCGCAGCTATTTGTTGTATAAACTCTTATCATACGTTCAGACCTAATGGATGTTCTTTATAGAATTTAATATATTCCTTTGCGTCATCTATTACTTGTTGTAGCTCACCTATAGTGAATTTGTGTTCTTGTTTTGATTCTTTGTGTAGTTCAGCAGCAGTTCCTTCTCCGTACTTTTGGTCTATTTTCATAGCGTAAACATATTGTTGGCCATGTCTTACTACGTTGCATTGATAACATTGAGCATTTGTATTCATTTCTGAATACCTCAGTATAGTAGAGGAGCGAGAAATAAAATGTCCACATTGCATTTTAGAGTATGGTAGCCATTTACCACAAGTTATACATTCAGTAAACCATTGCCCGTTACGATAATCGCCGTCCCTATATCGTATATACTGGCTCCAATAAGCGTCTGCTATTCCTTTTAATTTTGAGACTGATTGTTTTACTTTTAAATTGGTTGTATTTCTTTGTACCATATATTATTCCTAAAAGTGACCATACTACTAGTCCGAAATATCCTAGTGGTTGCGAGTCTTTCCAAAACTCAGTCATAAATTGATAAAGTGAAGTTTGATACATTTTTGTTTCCTGTTACGGTGGTCTGATTAAATTTATATTCATAGGCGATTAGCGAGAATTAGTTTTGGATTCAGATTCAATATTTTTAATAATTTCTGTAATCTTTTTCTTGGATTCCCGCAACGCGTTAAGGGCTAAATATCCTTCTAAATTATCAAAATCACCATACATATATGCATCTGTATTTGTAATAAGTAAAAATAATTTACTTTTTAACAGCGCCTTAGACGCTAGGAGTTTTGATTTGTTCATAATTATCCCTTCTATAAAAAACCTTACGGTTTTCTAAGCTCAATTATACATCAATATTTTCGCTGTTAACACTATCTTCTGACATAATAACTACAAAAACTTGATTCATTAATTCTTGTGTTAACTTTCCAACAACATTACCGTCCAGTTCTTGAGTAATAAGTTTGACTTCCCAAGTCCTGTCACTCTTAGATTTAAGATTAGTCAATTGTGCTGATAGTACTACTTTCAATTTGTTACCATTTCTTTCAGTCAATTACTGGCAGTCCTCTAACAAATCTATCAACATCATCTATGTAGTAAGCTGGTTCATTGCCTATCATTGAAATAGTCTGACCTATTATAAAATCTTGGAACGCTGCGAACTGATAGTAATTCATCTTGTGCTGTAATTCGTTGTGCATTACACATTCAGCGCCCTTATACATTTTTCGTCTGCCCTTCTCATACTCATAGGTGATTAATCTTACTGTTGTAAAATCATGTATATGCAATGGTTTCTTTTTTTTTCTATTGACTGGTTGTATCATTTGGATGCTTCTTTACGTGCTTTAATTGTTTACGTTTACGATTGATTTCAGTGATTACACGTTGCTCTGCAAGCTTATCTTTTTTAGATTGCGTTCTTTTATTGCGTGATAGTTTAGATTGCCCAGTCAATTTGTTCTACCTCTTTTTTAAGGTTTTCTACTTCTTCGTTTACGGGTATAGTTTTGCCTGCCTGCAAATTGCTTGAGGCTTCGCTAACTATAGCTATTAGTTCATGATATTTGTTAGCATCTACCTTATCAACACCTACATTTTCGATTATTGCTACAAGCAAGTCTTTAGCATAGGCAGTGTACATAGTTCTATCATCTTTAGATGCGCTAGATTGTGCGCTTTTAGGTGTAAAATCTTTCTTAAATTTAGCACCATATTCTCCATTCATATCTATTGTACCCTGTAGCACGTCACCCATTTTAGGGGCAGGAGTAGTAAACTTTTGTGCTATTTCTACTATAGTATCACCGCTTTCATTGAACCTGACTTTGTAGGCTTTCATTTGTCCATAAGCAGTAGTATATTCGCGCACATCTTGAGCTACTGAATTAATTGTATAGTTCATACCTTCTTATTTCCATTCTAACGCACATAGAGGTACCTTAGAGCCGTTTTAATACAAAAGATGAGTCTAAGTACGTCTTTAATATTTTATCGCCTTATTTAATGTTTTGTAAGCTATCTTTTATGCTTCTTAATAAATTAATTACTGTATCTAGTTTAGCTACTACTTTGTCATCATTCATAATGCCTCGCAACATTCTTTATTAATTATTTTTCCGGTCTTACTCTTGTATCTGCTTTCAGGTACGCCGTAACAACAGTAACCTACTTTCCAGTCCTTACACTCGCAATCCGGCGAAATGTTATTTTCTAAACAATGGTTCATATATTTACATCTATCAGTCACTTCTGTCACGATATCAGGAGTTAATTGAACTGTTGTAATTTTTCCTACATATCCATCATTCTTAGATATATAAGCTAGTTTAGCCTCTTTGACATCGTAGCCATTTAGATTAGCAAGGATGATATAACATGCCTGTTGAATTATATAGTCGTGTTCTTCTTTTAATTCATCATATTTACCACTTCTGATTTGGTTCTGTATATACCAAAACCATTTACTATTTTGGGTTTTGGAATCCCATATTTCCCACTGGTCGTTGTTCTTTACTAGGAAATCACATGTACCACCTAGATTTAAACCAGAGTCGTAAAATGGTACCTGTATTTGATAATCAGTACCACTCCATTCTAAAGCGTTTTCCCATAGTTTTTCCCACAAGAAGCCTACCTGAAAGTTTAATAATGCTTTAGCACTAGGGGGAGTAGTTTGTTTAACACCTTTAATTTTATAATAATGTACTCTAGGACAACCGCCAAGAGATGACGGCGAAAGGTGTTTATATTGCTTTGGGGGTAAATTAGATACCCATTCCTCTAATAACGTTGTGATCTGTAGTCCATCTGACATAGTGTATCTATTGTAGCACAGACATGATTTACTGTCAAGTATATTTTACATAAAGCGTTGACTATTTGTTACTGATGTGCTAGACTTCTTGTATGCCACAATGGAATAAGCCACCCTGTAAAGCACGTCATTCAATCCAAAAAGAGATTAATAGTATTTGGGTTAAAGAAAACAGGTCTAAGGGTATTAAAATGACCTCTGAATGGCGTTACGCTGTATATCTAGAACTAAAAAAACGCTCTAATCGGTGGTGCGACTCAAAGACGGGTGAGTGCGCTTGCTACTGATAGAGGTGTTATAAAGTTCTTGGTTTCTTTTTATACAGGCGTATATGCTTTGTCTAGTTGTTTGACACATAGACGCTATTTCAGGGATAGAGAAGTTTTGATAAAGTAAGAATAATATATATTTATCAAAACTCTCTAAGTTTCGCAATGTTTTAATATAATCCATTCAAATATATTATTATAATTGTACATAATTGTCAACCTATTTTTACACAATCGGTTGTGTAAGTGTCCATGTTCGGTTAGGATTTTGTATTAATTGTACAGCTTATCCTTGGTGTGCATCAGCTTGTTCTATAGTCTGTTCTTGTGGCTTGTCTACTTTCCAGTTACCGTATTCTTCTGATTCTTCAAATTGATAGGCTACTTGGTTAGAATTATGATACTGTAGTTTTCTATTCTGTTGTTTAGAAAACTTTTTAAACAGTGTGTCGATCTTAGAACCCTTTAAATTTTCGTCTAACTGTATATAATCTTCAAATACTTCTGCTATTACATGGGAATCTATGATGCTTAATATGCCAACACACTCGCAATCAGTATGTCGTATCAAGCTTATATAATCATATGACATGCCATACTCTAATGTATATTTTAAACTTTTAAATATACGTTTATCTCTTACCGTTTCTCTATCTTTTTGCATTTTTGTTAATTGTGCATTTGTTTTTGTAATTTCGGGTGTGGAGGCAGCACGGTTTATAAACGCATCCATTTGGTCTGATATAACGGATGTGAGTGTAGCCCCGTTGTATTCTGGTGTACCTAAAGGCATATTATTTTCCTAATCTAGACACATAGTTTATTTTAATAAACGGTCTAGTTTCTCTTAATGCGTTTTCTAATATATTTTGATATATCTTTAAATATCCGAACTGTTTTCTTATAGCTATAGATTTATGCGGTCTGAATGTTAGTAATGCTATTTTCTTGTTTTCATATAATATATAACATTTCATGTTATGGTTATCATAATCACGTTCATAGTTAAATCTACCGTGTGCGCCACCGATATATTGATTACTAAATTTACCTGTACCGCCATATTGATATGGGTCTATATCTTCAAATATGCGCAACAATAGATTAAGCATATGTTCTTTTTCTTGTTTAAGCTTCGGTTTTTGTGGCATTTGATTGTTAACCTCGTTATTATCTGCTAATCTTAAATCTATTGATCTGTACCTGTTTGTGTACATATTAGGGTTATTCAGGTTAAAAGATATTTCATATATATACTCGTCCACTTCGGTCTCATCATAATCTATTAGCGCTACAACTATTGCTATTCCTCTATCGCCTGTAATAGACGCTATTTGTTCTGGATAATAGTCACTATCCTCTCTTAATCTAACCCTATCACCTATATTAAAACTTGGTTCCATTATTTTATGCCCCTATTAAATGTGTTTTCATTTGATGTGATTGATTTAAAACATTATTTAGTTTGTCTTTAAAGCTTTTATTTTGTGTTTCTGTTTCTGTCCATTCAGGTGCCATTAACAAGCAATATTCGACGCCTTGTAATATTTCTAATTTATCTTGTGTATGCCATGAGGCAGTTTCTTCTTCTAGCTTTGTAATTTCTTCTTGTACCATTCCAAAAGCTATTGCATATAACCCGTCGGCGTATTCCATGTACTCATTAAATGTTTCTTTAATTTTGTTTCTAGTCCGCACTATTTCCGTATGGCTTATCCAATCTAATTCATCATCTTCTAAACTTAATATTTCGCTGACATTCTTAGCTGTTTCTTGTTTTGTGTAGCTTTCAACTGGTGTATAAGTATAGTTAGTATTGTTATAATTAACACCACTATGGCTACTCTGGTATTGTGGTATTTCAAAATTCTTTATATTTAATATTTTGTCTAAATGGTTATAAGTAAATAGTTTATCTGATTCTATTAGAACAGCTTTGCTGCTTTTAGATTCGCTGGATATAGTTATTTTATTATGAAGGTTCTTGTAATATAATGGGTTAGAATTTCTACCAAAATATATCTTATCGTTTTTATTCTTACCATATATATTTTTTGCGTTACGTTCCATAGCTAAGCATATAAATGCTATACTGCCCTGTACTTTTAATTCTTTTTGTTTCTTTTCCATAGTAAGCGCAAAATCCCACAATAACGCTTCACTGTCATTAAATCTGTTGTCATCTTGTAATGAAGTGTATTTGATACCTAATTTTTTATGTTCTTCATACAGTGATTTAGCTTTCCAGTGTGTAATTATCCCGTTATGGATAAGAACATATGTGGTTTTCTTGAAATAATCGCCGGTACTAAATGGGTGACAAGCGTTCTTAACATTGCTTGTACTAGTGGGCATACGATGATGAAATAATATTTCATATGATGGATGTTTTTGTATGTATTTGATTATTTTTTCTTCTTTAGGTTCTTTTATTAAATTCCCAAAGACTGTATCAAATAATCCAAAACCTTCATGCCCTCGTGTTCTTTGTTGTTTGTATTGTTTTAAAACTCTTTTATTAACTGGTTTACCATTAAAATCTTTGCTATAAATTAAACCACAAATATTTCTATCCTCTCTTTCTATACTGTAATTACAGTATTATCACATGCTCTTTCAGCGTAACGTTCTTTGCGTTGTTCTACGTACTTTTCTTTTGAACAATCTTTATTTATAAGCCTGTCGTAGTCTTTAGAATATCTGTTTTCTAGCATCTTATCTTGTATTATCAATTTGTTATTATCTATTTTAAAGCTACGTTCTTTTTTTAACTCATCAAAAGTTTTGTACGATGGTTTCAAATAATTTACAGTCTTCTCTAATGCTTCTAAATGTTTACTAGTAAAGAAAAACTTTTGTAATCCCCACCCTTGCTTAAATTTAATTTTTCCTACTGTATTAAAGAAATCAAATTTTACTGGTTTAGCTTTATAGAACTTTAAAGTATTAGCAATAACACATATGAAATCTATTAAAGCTTCTGGTTTTTCGTAGCATGTTTCAAACACTCTATATTCAAATACATTATGTGAACCTGATATACAACTATATTTACTACCTAATGTAATTTTAGGTACTCTATAATTCAATGCCCTAGAATTGTGTGAACAACTAGACAAGAAGTATAAGGCAGGTAAAAAATGGTTCATTGTAGTAGCGAAGTTTAAAGCATGAGCAGATGATAATTGATTGCCTCCAGGATAATTACCATCCTCTGAGTTTAGTATCGCTATATGCATACCGGCACCGCGTACATCTAACCCGTTACCTATCTTTTCAGCTAATAACTTAAATGCTTTTATATATTCAATACCGTAGTGAGCTAACATAATAGGTAAAGTGAAAGTAAATTCGCTGTCTACTGACCCATCTCTATAAAATTTGCTGTATACTAAAGCATTTTTAGCTTCTTTAGAAACATGGCTTTTTAAAAACCTAGAGCATCTATCGTTTGTCCAGCTAGTAGAAACACCAATCGAATAATCATCGTAATTTCTGTTTAATTGACCTTCTAATTCTAGCTTTATATATTTTCCTTTATATGGACAACTCCTTATATAATTTAATGCTTTTTTTAAAGCTTTAGCTTGACTCTCTTTATTCATAAAATAAAACTCCTAGAAGGGATAGCAAGTAACGCTAGTGCGAAATCTACAGAGGCAAGATTCATGTGTAGAGTCCTATATTTCAGATGAAGCAGAGCTGATTTACCTGCTTGCTATCCCTAATTCGCTGCTACAGTCACAATGACACCTAAAATACTATTAGGCTACAGCTTTTTTTAGCGCTTGCGCTTGTAAAAACGCTAACGCATTTTTATTGTAACACTTTGTTTTTGGATAACAATTTTACTTTAATATATTACGCCATAACATATTTAAGTAGTGTTACTTTTCCTCTTTTAATATTGAAGTGACAGAGTAGTATCAGTACCCATAAGTCACTTAGACTCATAGTATTAACCTAACTATAAATCTCTCAAGTAATACATTAACGCATGTATCACTACTACCACAATCCCGAGTGGTATATAAAGGTTTATCCCGTCAGAATAAACAAAAGTGTTTTATACTATTAAATAGCGCAAACGGTGGGTGTCTTACCGACCTTATAATATATATGCTATTAATTTAATAGTGTAACTCTATTGTATAGCCAGTACTAGCAACAATATCATTCGCTTGAGTCTGTGGTTAAAACCAAACATTTCAGACAGGGACTTGCAACCCTTGAAATTATGACTCTCAAGTTACCAGCTCTTTGAGTAACTACCATTTAGATGTAGTCTCTATCGTTGCTAGAAACAGCTATACAAAGTTAAAGTGTAAAGCAGGTTTAACATTGCTATAAGGGTTTGTAATTGACTTCTGCCCTTAGCTATGCTATACTGCTTATAAATTGATTGTTATATCAATCTGTACTTTAAGGTTTAAGTTACTGGTTACAACCGTTTCGCCTCGTTTGTGACCATGAACAAATACTATCAAACAAACAATAAATTGTCAATCTTGTTTTACAGATAAAACATTATATAGTAAGGAGTGTTATGGGTCAAGAACAGGTGCAAAAGCATGAACAAAAAAGAAAAAAGCAAGAAGAAATAGTAGAAGATATAGGCGAAATAGCATTAGAGAATGAAGTATCTGAAGAAGCGGAACAAACAATAATACATATAAATGAGGTATTAGATGATACTTTGTAACAAAAGAACTAAAAAAAGTGCGTATAAATTAAAACAAGGGTTAAAAAACAATGGCTACAAGGGTATATATATTAATTATGGAAATTCTTCTTTGCAATATTCTGGTGCTGTATATAATAAAGCGCAAGCGGTAAAACTTGCGGTAAATAAAAGATTAGCATTAAATGAATTTAGAAAAAATAATATTCCTACTCTATTACAAGATATTAACTATATTTTAGAGGGATTTGATTTTGAGGGCCAACTAGTAGGACGGCCAGATCATCATACTAAAGGTAAGTATTTTTATATATGTAATAATCCTGATGAAGTAAATTACTATCGGAATTTAAAAAATAATCCCGCTACTCACTTTATGACTTTGTTAAAAGACTTTCAAGAGTTTAGAGTTCACGTAGTTAATAATAAATCTATTAAGATCAGTGAAAAAATAGGTAATGGTAAAACTAAGAACCATGCTAACGGTGCGATCTTTGAATATCCACACAACTTTAATCATAAAAAGACATTAAGAAAACTAGCACGTAAAGCAGTTAAGTGTTTAGGTTTAGATTTTGGGGCAGTAGATATTATGTATAAAGATGGTAATTTTGCCCTGTTAGAAGTTAATACCGCACCATGTCTTACTGATGAAACATCAGATACATTAGCTTGTTATGTAAAGGCATTTATGGATTATGAAGAAAATACTGATAGCGTTTGATTGTGATGGCACCTTAGTTAATAATGGTGCTTTAGATGAGCATGAAATAGTAGCTAATGAAAGAATAAGACATCTGCTTATTATATTAGCTTCTTTTAAGAATACTAAAATACTTGTATGGAGTGGTGGCGGTGAATTGTGGGCTAGACAAGTTACAAATAGTTTAGGGTTAAAAAAGTATGTTGATTCATACGCTGATAAAGAATATACAAAATGTCCTGATTGCAATAAGCCATGCAATCATCATGTATTTAATACTAAAATAAAGCCTGATATTGCTATAGATGATATACAAAGTTGTGAACTAGGCTTGATTAACTTGATAGTTAAAGAAAAGTAGTAAGATTGCGTTCTAAGCCACGTAGAAGGGTATAGGACACGTTTTAATATAAAAGACGAGTACAACATCAACTTTAAATAAAAAAGAGCTTAGAATGGCTGTATGTGCCTCTAAGCTCTAATTATATATTTATAGTTATTTCTTTTTTCTATTCTCCTTATCTAACCTTAAATTTTCTGTGATATATAAATCTTCTACTTTATCACCTAATTCTGTAGCTGCTTTTGACTCTTCCAGATCATCAGCTATAAATTTTGAGTATTCCACTAAAGCGTTTATTACCATAGCTGTTTCATCTAATGTTAAATCTATATTCATTATCTTTCCAATATAGCACGATTGCCACTAAACGGTATTGTTTTATTTTTAAATGTTACATACCATACCTTGTTTTTTTGGAATACATGATATCCTAAATCAAATTGAAATGATGTTTGATTCATTCGTCTTTTAGTAGTCTGAGTTAAGTATCCGTTATTATTAAGATAGATATAATATGCATCAAATCTTACTACCTCTGTGAAATGATATTTTACGAATGTAAATCTATCTTTACATTCTTTATCACAAAGTTCATTACAAACTATTGTTTTAACAACTGTTTTATGTTTACCTATTTTAGTATTATCGCTTGATGGTGTAATTACTTGCATTGTTTTAACTCCTTTATATGATTAACTAACCATTTTTCTATCTTATTCCATGCTGCACTGTATGCTGCACTGTATGCTGCACTGTATGCACTGGTTGCTGCACTGTATGCTGCACTGTATGCACTGGTTGCTGCACTGTATGCTGCACTGTATGCACTGTATGCTGCACTGTATGCACTG